CGACGGGACAGACCAGCTGGTCGGGATCGACCTCGACGACTGCTACGACACCGCCAGCAACCGTTTCACAAATGCTGCACTGCAGCAAATAGCAGCCTCCGTGGAGGGGTACATGGAGGTAAGCCCCTCAGGGACCGGGGTGAAGCTGTTCACCTTGGCCGACCTGCCCGGGGCGCACGTCGACCACACCTTGGGGCTGGAGGTCTACCCCAAGGGGCGCTACTTCACGGTGACGGGTCACAAGCTCTCGGGCGAGATACCGACCACCCCGCAGGACCTCACGAGCCACATACCAGCCCGCGCGGTGAAGCTCTCCGGGGACGACTTCGCGGACTACTCGCCCCCGGTGGAGGGGTACGACATGCCACGGGTCCGTGACGAGGTGCTCTCCCAGATCGACCCGGACTGTGGCTACACGGACTGGCTCACCGTCGGGATGGCCCTGCACCACCAGTTCGGTGGCTCGGTGGAGGCGCAGGAGCTCTGGGACGAGTGGTCCTACCAAGACGGGGCCTGCGGGGCCTACACCCCGGGCGCCTGCGAGAGAAAGTGGTCCAGCTTCACCCGCAAGGGCGGCGCCACCCTGCGCAGCCTGACCTTCAAGGTCTCCGCGGCCAAGCGCACCGTGGCGCTCGCCCGGGGCGAGGTCGTCCTCGACGGGGGGCAGCCCCTCGTGCACGCCCGGGAGTTCCTGAGCTCCATGTACGCCTCCGAGGAGGGCACCAAGCTGGTGCACTACGCGGACGACTTCTTTATCCACGTCGGGACGCACTACGAGGAGATCGAGGAGGCCACCATACGCTCGCACCTGTACCGCTTCTTGGAGAAGTGCAAGACGCAGGACAAGAAAGGCAACGTCGTCCCCTTCAGGGCGCAGCCGGCCACCGTGACGGCCGCCCTCGACGCCATCAAGGCCTTGACGCACTTGGCCAACCAGCCCAACACCCGCCCACCCGTCTGGCTGGAGGGCTACGCCGCCACCCGCCCCCCGGCGGCGAAGCTGATAAGCCTCCAGAACGGGCTGTTCCACTTGGAGGACGGGCTGCTGATGCCGCACAGCTTGGGGTTCTTCACGCAGAACAGCCTCCCCTTCGGCTGGGAGCCGGGCGCCACGTGCCCTGAGTGGAATAAGTTCCTGCACGACATCTGGGGGGACGACGCCGAGTCGATACGGCTCCTGCAGGAGTTCTTCGGGTACATCCTCTCGGGTGACACTCGGCAGCAGAAGCTCCTGAACGTGATCGGCCCGCGCCGCTCGGGGAAGGGCACCATCAACAAGGTGCTGGTCTCCCTGCTGGGGCAGCACAACACGGCCGCCCCGCAGCTCGAGGAGCTGTGCGACACCTTCGGCCTGCAGCCGTGGCTCGGGAAGCTCCTCGCCAGCTTCACGGACGCGCGCGCCCCCTCACGCAACACGGGGGGCATCGTCTCCCAGCTGCTGCGGATCGTGGGTGGCGACACCGTGACCGTGAACCGCAAGAACAAGGAGGCGTGGCACGGGTACCTCCCGGCGCGGATCGTGGTCTACTCCAACGAGGCGCTGCAGCTGGCGGAGAACTCGAACGCACTGACGGGTCGCATGATGGTCCTGAAGATGAGCAACAGCTTCTACGGCAGGGAGGACATCGACTTGGCCACCCGGCTGGGGACGGAGCTGCCCGGGATATTCAACTGGGCGATGGAGGGGCAGCGCAACAGGCTGCAGCGTGACGGGCAGCGGTTCATACAACCCGCCACGGGGCGCGAGATGCTGGAGCTGATGGAGGAGATCGGTAACCCGATCGGCTCCTTCCTTGAGCGTGTGCTGGTGTTCGACCCGGACAGTGCGGTGGAGAAGGACCACGTCTTCGCGTGCTACAAACGCTGGGCGCTGTCCAAGAACATCAACCCCGGGACGGACCTCTCCTTCAAGCGGCGCTTCTTGGCCGCCACCTCGGACAGGCGCGTCATATCCTCACTCGACCGGAGCGGGGGCCTGCAGCGTCACGTCTACCGCGGGGTCAGGTTCAGCGACGCCGCACAGAAATTTGTCGACTCACTTGAGGCTTTCAACGAGGAGGTATTTTGAAAAAGATTAAGTACCCGTACTACAACATCGACTGCGGCTTCTTCCCGGCGCAGATCAAGCTCTGCTTCAATGACGTGGACTTCCAGCGCATCCTGAAGGACCACAAGATCGAGTACCGCGCCAACGCCCTCGACGAGGGGTGCGCCGAGACGCACTACTTCTCCGACGCAAAGGAGGGGCTGATCGTCCTCGCCATTGACTTGGAGGCCGCCGGGACCGACATCGCGGTGGTGGCGGGGACCGTGGCGCACGAGGCCACGCACTGCGCCGAGCGGGTCTTCGAGCACATCGGGGAGGAGCGCGACAGGATCGGGGAGGAGACACGGGCCTACCTGACCGAGCACATCGTGGCGCAGGCCATGAAGGCGATTGAAATGTACCGGAGGGACTATGCAAGCAAAATCAAAAAACCTGCTCGAGAGGGAGATAGAAAAGGCGCTGGTAAAAAAGGTCAAGGGGGCGGGGGGACTGTGCCTGAAGTGGACAAGCAGCGTGACGGGGGTGCCGGACAGGCTGGTGTTCCTGAACCGGCGGGTGCACCTCGTGGAGCTGAAGACCGCAACGGGAAGGGTATCACCCCGCCAGAGCGTGATGTTCCAAGCACTATCCACGCTTGGGTTCCCCGTACAGATTCTAAGGAGTACAACCGAAATAGAAAGGTTCCTCGATGAGGCAGAAAAGTGATCTGCACCAGTACCAGCTCGATGTTCTCAAATTGGGTACGATCGTCCCCAATTTGAGTACGATCACCCCCAATTTGGGGCTGTTCATGGAGCCGGGTCTCGGTAAGACTGTCACCGCGCTGACACTAATCGCCGAGAGCCCCCCGGGCAGGACGCTGATTGTGGCCCCCAAGCGGGTGGCGGAGTCGGTCTGGGCCGAGGAGTGCCAGCAGTGGGCGCACCTCGCCCACCTGCGCGCCTCCAAGGTCATGGGGACCCCCAAGGAGCGTCTGGCGGCGCTCGAGGTCAAGGCCGACCTCTACATCACCAACGTCGAGAACTTGGTCTGGCTGATCGAGCAGGGCACCAAGTTCGAGTACCTGATCGTGGACGAGTCGAGCCGGTTCAAGGACCCCTCCTCGAAGCGTTTCAAGGCGCTCAAGAGGGTGCTCAAGGACTTCAGGCGCCGCTTCATCCTGACCGGCACCCCGACACCGCAGGGCTACGCCGACCTGTGGTCTCAGGTGGGCATCCTCGACTTGGGGCAGCGGCTGGGTAAGTCCATGACGAGCTTCAGGGAGACCTACATGCACGTCACGGACCGCAACCAACGCACGGGTGTGGTCTACGCGTGGGGGCTCAACGATGGCGCCGCCGGCGTGATCGAGGGGAAGATAAAGGACATCTGCGTCTCCCTAAAGGCCTCGGACTACCTGCAGCTGCCCCCACTTATGAATGTGGAGCACAGGCTGCCGCTCGACGCGGATGTCATGGCGAAGTACAAGGAGCTGAAGAAGACCATGGTGGCGGAGATAGCCGGCGACACAGTGACCGCCGTAACAGCCGCCGTGCTGGCCGGGAAGCTGTTACAATTCACATCCGGTGCGGTCTACAACGAAGAGAAAGAGGCGCTACATATACACGACACGAAGATTGAATTTCTCGAATCAATTATTGAGGAGGCAGGCGGTGCGCCGACAATCATATTTTACAACTTCCAGTCGAGCCTTGCCCGACTCCAGCGCGCCCTCCCCTACGGACGCGTACTACAGACCAGTTACATCGAGCCTTGGCGAGAGGGACGAGTTCCCGTACTCTTCGCCCACCCCCAGTCCGGGGGGATTGGACTGAACCTGCAGTGCAACACCCACTCGGTGGCGCACTGTGTCTGGTTTGACCTCCCGTGGTCAAGCGAGCTGTACATACAGGCCAACGCGCGGGTCTACAGGCAGGGACAGTTGAAGCCAGTCGTGCTCCATCACCTTATAGCTGCCAACACAATCGACGAGCAGGTACTTGAAGTGCTCGCCGGTAAAATTAACACACAAGACGCTTTACTTTCAGCGTTAAATTTGCATTAGTATATAATGAAACCCACAACCTATGTAATGAACAAAGCATCCCCCCGACTGTCTGACGAGGAGCCCGACCCACTGGAGCGGGACGACCCGGACGACGACCCGCTGCACGAGAGTGGGGACCGGGGGCTGCCGTGGGACAGTGATGACCTCCTAGACATCCGCAACATTGTCGACGAGTTGCCGGTGGAGCAGCAGGAGATAGTGGAGGCGATGCTGCTGGGGCAGAACCACGACGACCTTGAGGTTACGGAGAAATACTGGAGGTACCACCTCGCCAAGGCAGTAGCAACGATCCGCAGAAAAATGGGTATTACCTTATTTTAGAAAAGGAGCAAAATATGGAACAGCCGCAACTTAATTTTAGTTTTTCGTTGGACGAAACAAACGCCATTTTGACGATCCTCGGGGACGCACCCTACGTCCGGTCGGCGAAGCTCATCGCGCTGATACAGAAGCAGGGCGCAGACCACACCGCCGAGATTGAGGCCTACGAGGCCGCGCAGCGCGAGAAGATGGTGGTGCCCAATGAGTGACGCACCCTTCCAGAAGACCCCCGCGGCGACCCTCGTGGGCGCCTTGGAGCCCACCCACAAGCTCGACCCCAAAAGGGCGGAGCTGGCCGGGGCCATCACCCGGACGATCATCAATCAGGCGCTCGCCGAGGTGCGCCGGGTCAAGGAGCACATGGCCAAACAGGGGGGCGAGAATGGCAAATAATTTGTATATGTAGTTATAGGGGGATCAATATAAAGACGCCCGGGGTTGGCATAGCTCGCCACCGGGCACCCCTATACTTCGCTGGTTGATGTGACCCAAAAGAGGTTTCGGACGGGGGTTCAACTCCCCCCGCCTCCACCAAAGAGCGCCGGCGGCGTGTTTTTTGGTGGGGGCGACGGGTTTCGACGGGGCCTACGAGTAGGGGAGCGGACAGCGCGTCAGGCGACCGACGTAAATGGAGCAAAACCACAAACGCCAACGATGAGCGTTTCATGATGGCGGCCTAACAGCCGCGATCCGGGGGTCCGCGGGGCGTCCCTTGTTATCAAAACGCCCCGTGTTTTTACGCAATTTGCGATTTGCGAATGGAGAACACCGTGGTGTCGTGCGTCCGGGTAATTAAGATGGATTCCATATAATATTTACTGTACAGTAAAAGAGAGAATAAAAATGGCCACAAAGTACGACGTAAAGATGCTGCCCACCATACTCGAGATGGGGAAGGCCGGCGCGTCACAAAAGATGATCTGGTCGGTGTTGGATATATCCAGCTCCACCGCGTCACACTGGAAGAAGAAGTACCCCGACTTCGCGGAGACCCTCGACTTGGCGCTGGTGCACTCACAGGCGCACTGGGAGAGGACGATGCTGGCCAACGCGGAGAACAAGAACTTCAACACCCGGATGGTGGAGATTGCCGTCCGGGGGCAATTCCCGCTTGACTACAAGGAGCAGCGCGAGCAGAAGGTGGAGGTCAAGGCCGACGTCAACATCGACTTCGGTGCCGCCGTGACCGACCTGATAAAGCAACTCAAGGACACAAAAGACTAAATCCGCCCCGCCTAAAAAATATATAAAAATAGGAGCCCTAGGCTCCTATTTTTTTGTATAAGTAGTTATACGACTAACCAGAGTGAAAAGGACTAAACATGACAGCCCACGCAATTCTATCCGCATCCTCCTCCAAGAGGTGGCTCACCTGCACCCCCTCAGCGAGGCTCGAGGCCACGCTCCCCGAGCGCAGGTCAGCCCCCGGGGCGTTCAACTTCTCCGAGGAGGGGACGACGGCGCACACCTTGGCCGACATTAAGCTGCGCCGCGCCTACAACCAGATGACCGGGAAGGAGTACGCCGCGGAGTACGCCAAGGTCAGGGCGACGCAGTACTACGACGACGAGTTCGAGTCCTACGTGGACGGGTACGTCGTCTACGTACGGAGCCAGATCGGTGAGGGGGACCGCCCTTTGTTCGAGCAGCGGGTGGACTACTCCGAGTGGGCCCCCGACGGGTTCGGCACGGCCGACGTAGTGATCCTCTCCGAGCGCAAGGTGCGGGTCATCGACCTGAAGTTTGGGAAGGGCGTCCCGGTGGACGCGCGTGACAACCCGCAGCTGAGGCTGTACGCCCTCGGCGCCTACGCCAAGTACCGGGAGGAGTTCCCTAACATCACGGAGGTGGAGTACACGATATGCCAGCCCCGTCTGGACTCCATCACGACCGACCACACGACCGTGGAGCGGCTCCTCGACTGGGCGGACTACTTCGTCAAGCAAAAGGCCAAGAAGGCGTGGACGGGGGTGGGGGAGTTTGTTGCTGGGGATCACTGCCAGTTCTGCCGCGCGAAGAGCCAGTGCCGGGCGCGGTCGGACTTCAACAACGACATCGCCAAGCTCGAGTTCCGCGCCCCGGCCCTGCTAGATTCTGGTGAGATGGAGTTGATTCTTGGCAAGTCCTCGAAGGTCAAGGCGTGGCTCACGGACGTGGAGGTCTGGGCGCTCGACCGCGCGGTGAACGACGGGACGCTCCCGCCCGGGTACCACCTCGGGCGTGGGACGACCCACCGCAAGATAACGGACGAGGTGGCGGCGG